GTCGTCCTCTCCCCCCGCATGGGGCACCCCATCGCGCGCACGCGCACGCGAGGGCATGTTCCGGCGGTCATCGGTCCGTCATCACACGAAAACGCCCCCCTGTGGCTCTCAGGGGGGCGTTTGGCGTATCTGGGGTCAGATGGCGGCGACGATCAGGTCCGCGATCGCTCGACTTCCGAGTGGCGTCGGGTGGCGGGGCTGACTCTGCGACGTCGAGGCGTTTCCCTCGAACCATCGGGCCGCGCCGGCGCACGCGTCGTGTCCGGCGGCGGGGCCGGCGACGTCCACGAAGGTCGCGGACCGCGCTTCGGCGGCGTTGCGAAGTACCGCGTTGAACCGCTCGAAGAACCGGAGCACGTACGCGGCGTCTGCGTTGCTGATGTTCGCCTGTCCGGCGCACCCGGTCGGGCCGTAGTAGCCGCCGTGGCCGACGAGGACGATCCGCGCGTTCGGTGCGCGGGTCGCGATCCGGGCGAGGGTGCGATCGAGCTTCGGGGCGAGCGACGTCAGGCCGGCGTCGATCCGCTTCGCCACGGCCGCGTCGTTCCGGCAACCGGCGTCGGGGCCGTAGGTGGGCGTGAAACAGGACGAGATGAGGGACCACCATCCCAAGTCATTGCCACCGATCGAGAGCGTCACGAGCCGCGTGGAGCGGGACAGTGCGCTCGTCTGGACGGGGCGGAAGCCGTAGAGGGTGAGTTGTGGCGTCGTGGTGACGTTGGCCGTGGAGGCGTTGACGCACGCGACGGACTTCGACGTGACGTCGAGTAGCGCGGCGACGCGGGTCGGGTAGGCGTCGCCGGCTCGTCCGCACCCGTCCGGGCGCAGAGTCGCGAGCTTCGTCGGCGCGGCGGCGCGCGAGTCGCCAAGTGCGACGTACTCGGGCGCGGCGGGACTGGCGGTCGCGGGCGCGGCAAGCGCGAGGCCGGCCGCGAGGGTGAGGGCGGCGACGAGCGCCACGCGGATTCGGGTCACGGCGAAAGTGTATCGGTCTAGCGGCATGGGTTGACCGTACGCCCGTATCGGGGTCACGTCAAAACGAGATACGCCCCGACCGTGTGGCCGGGGCGTTCGTGGTGGGGCGGATCAGTCGAAGTGGGCGAACAGCTCGTCGAGGTCCATCGCGTCGAAGCGGGCGGCGACCACGGCGCGCTCGGCGTGCTCGGCGGCTTCGCGGGCCTCGATCGCCTTGCGCTCGCGGGCGTCGGTGACGAGGGCGAAGGTGTTGGACATGCGGGCGTCGTGGATGCGGGCGGCGCGGGCGCGGCGGGCGGTGGTGTTGTTCATGTCTTTGACTGTACACCCTTAACGGTCCAACGTCAACACGCCCCGGCCGGGATCGACCGGGGCGCCGCTGGCGTCAGTTCGCGCCGTGGATGCGGGCGCGCTCGAAGTTCATGCGGCGTTCGGCGTCTTCGAGCGACCCGTACGCGCCGGTGCGGAAGTCGCACCCGTTCTCGGAGAAGTGGACGTAAGCGTTCGTGAACGTGGCGTCGCGGTCGATGATCGTTACCTCGCGGATCGCGAAGCCGTCGGCGTAGTTGTGAACGGTGGTCGTGGTCTCTGCGTTGCTCATGCCCATGACTCTACACCCTTAACGGCGTCACGTCAAAACAGAAGCGCCCCGACCTCGCGGGCCGGGGCGCTTCGTGTTCAGCTCGCCGCGTCGAGCGCGTCTTCGATCTGCCAGAGGCGATCGCGGAGCCGGTCGCGAGCGGGGCCGGTCGGCATGGCTTCCCATGCGTCCCAGAGGTTCGAGAGAATCAGGTCGGCGGTGTTGGTCGCTGTCATCATGGTTATGACTCTACACCCTTAACGGCGTGACGTCTAGTCGAGCCGGCCGACTCCCGCGTGGAGGCCGGCCGGCCGGCGGTTTACTTGGCGAGCTTGTGGTCCCGAAGGCATTCCATGTAGGCGTTCATCGCGCCGGCGACGACCTCGAACGGGTTGTCGGGATTCGAGAGGGTCGCGACGTCCACGTGGAGGAACCAGACGTCGGCGGCTTCGTGGGCGTCGTCCACGTACACAGTCCATCGCTTCGGACTCGTGCGGCTGGCGGACAGCTTTCCGACCTGCTCGCCGTTCACGTAGAGCGGGAAGTGGACGTTTTTGTCTCGGCCGGCGAGCGAGGGCAGGTTGTCGAATCGGTGGGCGTGGCGTGCTGCGAGCTTGTCCATGTTCATGCCGATGACGTTAGACCCTAATCGGCCTGACGTCAACACGAGCGCGGGAATTGACTTCACGCCGGGAAGGGTCTAATGTCTATCCCATGATGAACATTTACGAGCAGCACGAAAGCCGCAAGGCGCGAATCCTTCCCGCGCTCGCCGGCACCGATCGAAACAACCGGATCAGCGAAGCGGACCTGCTCGCGAAGCTCGGCCCGGACGCCGAAGGCGACCTGATCGACCTCGCCGCGACGGGCGCGATCGGCGGAAGCTGGCGGGCCGGCTACTACCGGAAGCGCGAAACACACAACGGCCGGCACTGACGGCCACAACCGACGACCCGGTCCCGACAACGGGGCCGGGTTTTTTCATGCCTGAAAGAGGAATCATGCGACGTTTATCCGTCATCCTGGCCGGCGTCCTGGCGGCGACCGGCCTCGTGTTCACTGTCCCGGCCGCGCCGGCGTCGGCCGGCGGTTGCCCATCGGTGGCTCACTTCGCGGTCGGCGGCAACGGCGATCCCGGATCGCGGTTCGTTCCGCACGTGCCGGCCGGCTGGCGCCTGAACATCACCTACCCGGCCGACGTCATGCGCGGCGATCACTCGCGCGCGGTCGCGTTCGGCAAGCTCGACCGCGAGGGCCGGCACATGCGGGCCGTCTGTCCCGGTACCCGGATCGGCGTCTACGGCTACAGTCTCGGCGCCTCGGCCGCGTCCCGCGTGGTCGACCTGTGGCAGCACGACGGCCGGATGAGCCGCAACACGTACGCCGTGTTCTACGGCAACCCGCGCCACCCGGTCGGCCGCGACGGGTGGGGCGGAATCGAAGCCGCCGGCCTGCCGCACGTGCCGTTCGGCGTCTATGCGTGGTGGGGCGCTCGGCAGTTCGGGCCGATCCCGGTTACCGACGTGTGTAACCCGCGCCGCGACTTCGTGTGTTCCTCGCCGGTGCCGCTTCACCGCGACCTCGCCGGCGCGTGGAATGCGCTCGACGGGTACCTGACCGGCGATCACCTGTACTAAACAGCGCCGGACCGTGATTCGCGAGTATGACGCCGTATTGACGTATGGGAGAGAGGGTTACCCGTGGGGCAGTTGCTCGACTCGGTGAACGAGTCTGTCGGGCGCATGGCTTGGCTTCAGGACGCCGACAAGGCGGCGCTGGCGCTCGCGCGGGCATACGCGGAGCAGATCGACGCGGTGGTGGACGGCGAAGGCGGTTCGACGTGCCCGGAATGCGGGGCGGAGACGGGGCCGGACGCGACCGCGATCACGAAAGCGCTCTACCTCGGACCTCACTTGCTGAACGCGCTTCGAGCGCTCGGCGCGACGCCTGACGGCCGCGCCGCGCTCGACGTCACACAACCAACGAAGGGGGCGCTGAGTGGAATCCGCAACCGAAGCGCCGCACGAGGGGGCGCTAAACCGTGACGCCGCGCTAGACGACCCGTCGCTACTGGCGATCGACCTACGCGACGAAGACGGCGTGCTGAAGGGCATCGAGACGCCCCGGCTGTACACGCCGCCGCTTCGCGAGCTGACGCCCGAAACGTCGCTCGGCTTCGAGTGCATCGACTTCGCGTGGAAAGTCCTCGGGGTCGAGCTGTTCCCGTGGCAGAAGTGGCTACTGATCCACGCGCTCGAACTGAACGACGACGGAACTTTCCGGTTCCGGAAGGTCGTCGTTCTCGTCGCGCGCCAACAGGGCAAGACGACCCTGTTCAAAGTGTGGGCGCTGTGGCGCCTGTACGTGGACGGCGCAGAGGCCGTCATGGGCACGGCACAGGACTTGTCGACCGCAGAGAAGACGATGAGTCAGACTCTCGCGCTCGCGGACTCGATCGAGGAACTGAAGGCCGGGATCGCGAAGCGGTCGGACACGAACGGTAACAAGTTCTTCAAGCTCGTGAACGACCCGGAGAACGATCCGCCGTACTTCGGCGGCGAGTACATCGTGAAGGCGGCGACGGCCGGCGGCGGTCGCGGTAGCTCGATCGAGCTGGTGTTCATGGACGAGCTTCGCGAGCACAGAGACCACAAGTCCTACTCGGCCGTGTCGAAGACGACGAACGCGATCCCGCGCGCACAGGTCGTGATGATGAGCAACGCCGGCGACGACTCGTCGGTGGTCCTCAATCAGCTACAGGACGCCGGCCGCGCGAAGATCGCGACCGGGACCACGGACGACACGCAAACCGGCCTGTTCGAGTGGAGCGCGCCGGACGGGTGCAACGTGTGGGACCGGCGCGGGTGGGCGCAGGCGAATCCGTCGTGTGGGCACGGGACGATCACAGAGAAGATCATCGCCGGCGACTGCGAAGCCGATCCCGACGCCGTGTTCCGCACCGAAGTTCTGTGCCAGCGCGTCAAGCAACTCGAACAGTCCATCTTCACGAACGAGGACGGCGTCGACACGTGGGCGGCGGGCGCGGTCGAGCTGGACGACGACGGCGAGTTCGTCCAGACATTGCCGGCCGGCGAGCTGGACGTCGCGATCGAAGTCAGTCACAACCGCTCGCACGCCTCGATCGTCGCGGCGCAGCACACCGAAGCCGGCCTGATCGCGGTCGAAGTGATCGCGCGGCGCGCCGGCACCGACTGGGTTATCCCGTGGCTGATCGACCCGGAGCGGGCCGGCATGTTCCGGCGCGTCACGGTCCAGGCGAAGGGGTCGCCGGCCTCGTCGCTGTTGGACGAGCTGAACCGGGTGAACACGGAGCGCACGGACGAGTGCCGGCGCCGGGGCGTCGAGCAGCTTCCACACTTCGAGGTTGTCGAGTGGGGCGGCGGCGACCTGGCGAAGGCGCACGGCCAGTTCTTCGACCTCGTGACCAACGATCCGGGCGCGCGGTTCGTCCACATGGATCAGCCGGTACTCAATCAGGCGGCGGCGACCGCGAAGGTGAAGCCGCTCGGCTCGGCGTTCGTCTTCGACATGGCGAAGTCGCCGGAAGACGTCGCGCCGCTGATTGCGGCCGTTGCGGCGGTGTGGCTACTGACGCAAGGCATTTCCGAACGACAAACTTCCGCGTACGACGATGACGACGCGGAGCTGATGGTATTGGAGTAACGCCGTGGGCATAGCGTCATGGTTGGGCTTTCGCCCCGCATACATTCCGCCGCAATCGGTTACGAGTGAACCGATCCTCGAACTACTGGCGGCGCAGACGCTCGGCAAGTCGCCGGAAGAGTTGTGGCGCGAACAGCCGTACCTTCGGATGGTCGTCACGTTCCTCGCGCGCAACGTCGCGCAGCTCGGCCTTCACCTGTTCGAGTTCGGGGCCGACGACAGTCGCGTTCGGGTGCGGGGCGGGGCGGTGGCCGGCACGCTGAAGCGCCCGAATCCGCAGAACACGACATACGACCTGATCCTCGGCCTCGTGTCCGACCTGGCGCTGTACGACAACGCCTATCTGATGATGATGCGGACGGCGGACTCGCCGACCGGCTTCGAGCTGAGACGCGTTCCGCCACGGTGGGTTACCGGCGTGTACGGCAAGACGGCGTACTCGGTCGAGGGCTATCAGGTGACCTATCCGAACGAGGCGCACGCGGTCATGGTGCCGGCCGAAAACATGCTGACGTTCCACGGCTGGAATCCCGACGACACGCAATCGGGCGTGACGCCGATCGAGGCGCTGAAGTCCGTCCTGCACGAGCAGATCAGCGCGCAGGCGTACCGGCGCCAGTTGTGGGACAACGGCGGTCGTGTGGGCACGTACCTTACCCGGCCGAAGGACGCGCCGCCGTGGTCGAACCAGGGGCGGACGCGGTTCAAAAAGGGATGGGCGGCGGCGTACACCGGCAACGGGAAAAAGGTCGGCGGCGTCCCGGTCCTCGAAGACGGTATGGAGATGAAGCGCGTCGGCTTCGCTTCCAAAGAAGAGGAATACGTCGAGGGGACGAAGCTCGCGCTGTCGACCGTGGCGGGCGTGTATCACATCAACCCGACGATGCTCGGGCTACTCGACAACGCGAATTACTCGAACGTGCGCGAGTTCCGGCGCGGACTGTACGGCGACACGCTCGGCCCGATCATCGCAATGATCGAAGCGCGGCTGAACGCGTTCCTGATGCCGTTCCTCGGAGCCGGCGAAGACATGTACGTGGAGTTCAACATTCGCGAAAAGCTCGAAGGCAGTTTCGAGGAACAGGGAAACATTCTGTACCAGGCGGCGGGCGGGCCGTACATGACGCGCAACGAAGTTCGGGCGCGCCAGAACTTGCCGCGTATCGAGGGCGGGGACGTGCTGATCGTGCCTATGAACCTCGGGACGCCTGGCGATCAGGGCGACGAGGCGACGGAGGCCGACGAGCCGGCCGGCGAGGGTGATCCGGCGGCGGCGCCGGACGAGGACACGGAAGACGAGGCGACATGAAAACCAAAGCGATCGAGCTTGCCCGGATCAAGGCAGGACCAGACGACGGACTCGGCGAGGGCGAGTTCATCGGCTACGCAAGCGTGTTCGGCAACAAGGACTCGTACGGCGACGTCGTCCAGCCTGGCGCGTTCACCGACACGCTGAAGGCGTGGAAGGACTCGGGCGGCGTGATCCCGCTGTACTGGGCGCACAACACGAGCGATCCCGACTACAACGTGGGCGGCGTGCTGAAGGCCGAAGAGGATGAGACGGGCCTGAAGGTTCACGTCAAGTTCGATCTGGACTCGCCGAAGGGGCCGCAGGTCTACCGGCTCGTGAAGGAACGGCGCGTCGGACAAATGTCGTTCATGTACGAGGTCGAAGACGGCGAGTACGTCACGCCGCTGAAAGACGATGGCAGCGAGGACTATCGCGCTTCGTACTACTCGCTGAAGCGGTTGAAGTTGCACGAGGTCTCGGTGGTCCAGGTTGGCGCAAATCAGTCGACCGAAATCACAGACGTGAAGGGTCTCGCGCAGTCGATCGCCGCAAAAGCGGGCCGAACGCTGTCGAGCAAGAATGAAGATGCTTTGCGCGGTGCGATTGAGGACGCCGAAAAGGCGCTCGCCGCAATGAAGTCCATTCTTCCCGACGCTTCGGAGGGCGACGACGAGAACGACGACGAGGACGAGAACAACGACGACGAGAAGGCCGGCGGCAAGTCCGTGTCTCTCGCGTCCGCGCGGCTGAAGTTGCTTGCACTGAAGCGCTGAGCCGCAACCGAATCAGAACAACCGAAGGCCGGTCCCGACGCGGGGCCGGCCTTTTTCGTGCCCGAAAACGGGATGACACAAGGGGATCATATGAACCTGAAGGAACAGCGCAACTCGATCGTGGCGAAGGCGCAGGCAATCGTGGACGAAGCGGCCGCTTCCGGCGAGGCGCTGACCGCTGAGAAGTCGGCGGAGCTGGACAGCCTCGTCGCACAGGCCGGCGATCTGGACGCGCAGATCGAGCGCGCGGAGAAGGACGCGGGCCTCGTCAACGCCGTGAAGGCGCTCGGCGCCAAGGCCGGCGTGACCGACAAGGAGACCGGCGGCGCCCCGGCCGCGAAGTCCATCGGCGAGCACTTCGTGAAGTCGCTCGGCGACAACTTCCGCGAGCGCGTGGATGCCGGCGTGAAGGCGTTCAGCGCGCCGGAGTTCATTCCGTCCAAGGCCGCGTCGGATACACAGATGGTTCCGGGGTCGACACAGTACGCCTTGGACCAGCTCGTCGACGTCGACCTGAACGTCCAGCGCGAGAAGCGGAACCGGCTCGTCGTCGCCGACCTCATGGGCAAGGCGCCGATCAACGGCACGATCATTCGCTACTACCTCGAAGGCGAGTTCGAGGGCGACTTCACGACCGTCGCCGAAGGCGCGCTCAAGCCGCAGGTTCACGTGGCGGAGCCGACGCCGATCGAGGACAGCGTGAAGAAGATCGCCGCGTGGATCGGCTTCACCGACGAGATTCTGGAAGACATGCCGCGATGGGTCGCGGAAATCAACAACCGACTGCTCTACAAGCTGTCGGTGTTCGAGGAAGCGCAACTGTTGCGCGGCAACGGGACCGGCACCAACCTTCGCGGCGTGCTGAACCGTTCCGGCATTCAGGCGGAGGTCTCGACCGGCGCGAAGGACGACGCCGACGCGATCTTCCGGGCCATGACGAAGATCGAGACCGCGACGGACTACATGGCCGACGGCCTCGTGATCCACCCGCTCGACTACCAGAAGTTCCGTCTGTCGAAGGATGCGAACGAGCAGTACTACGGCGGCGGGTACTTCATGGGCCAGTACGGCAACGGTGGCGTGCTCGAAAAGCCGCCGCTGTGGGGCCTTCGTACCGTCGTCTCGCCCGTCGCGGAGGTCGGTAAGCCGATCGTCGCCAACTGGGGCCAGGCGATGACCCTGTACCGCAAGGGCGGCGTTCGCGTCGAGTCCACGATCAGCGATCAGGATGACTTCATCAAGAACCGGGTGAAGACCCGTGTCGAGGAACGGATCGGCCTCGCGGTCCGTCAGCCGAAGGCGGTCGTTCAGGTGACCTTGGACGGCGCCGTCGAAGGGTGATCCCGTAGCGGGGTCCATTCCATGAGCGGGGGCGAGCTGTAGCGGCTCGCCCCCGCTTTCTTCGTTTCTACACAAAGGGATTCGCTCGTGAATTGGTACAAGGTGAGCAAAGACGGAATGCACTACACGTTCCAGCTGTCGGACGAGGACGTCGAGTCGGGTCGCTATCCCGGCGCGAAGCTCGTCGAGCCGGCGAAGCCGAAACAGACGGCGGCGCAGAAGCGCGCGGCGAAGGCGGCGGCGGCAAAGACGGCAGACGCCGCGAAGGCCGGCGACGAGGACAAGGGCGCGGACTCGGCGAGTGCCGATGATGCCGCGAAGGACGACGCCCCGGCCGACGCCGGACAGGACGAGTCGACCACGGGCGAGGGAGACGACTAAGTGACCGTGACAGGTTCCGATCTGGTGACCTACACGCAAGGGCAGGTGCCGGCCGGGAAGGTCGCAGACGACCTCGTGGCCGGCGCGCTCGGCGTCGTCCGCTCGTATTGCGGATGGATGCCGCTCGGCCGGCGGTCGGAGACGCTGACGCTCGACGGGTCGGGGACGCAAGAGCAACAGTTGCCGGCGACTCACGTCGTCGAGGTCCAGGCCGTGCGCGAGGACGGCGAGCTGTTGCCGGCGTCGGCGTACTCGTGGTCATCGGCCGGCCTGTTGCGCCGGCGCGTCGGTTGCTGGTCCGACGAGTACCGGGCGATCGAGGTCGAGGCGACGATCGGCTACGAGGCCGGCGAAGCCGACGACGTGCGCGGCGTGGTGCTGGCGCTCGCGGCGCGGGTGTCGACGAATCCGTTCGGCCTGACGTCGCAGGCGGTCGGCGCAATGTCGTTCGGGTATGACTCGATGCTCGCCGGCGAGATGGCGAAGCTCGACCCGTACCGGGCGGTGGTCGACTGATGCTTGGCTACACGACGAAGATCGCGATTGTGAAGCCGGCCCGCGTGGTCGACCGGCACAACAGCGAGACGTTCGAGTACAACCCGGACAAGGGCGCGACGGTGGTCGACGTCGAGCCGCTGGTGTCGGTTCAGCCGACGAGTCAGGCGGAGGACTCGACCGGGCGCGTCATGCTGACCTCGGGTTGGCAGCTCGTGACGCCGCCGGGTGTCGACCTGCCGTTGGAGGCCGTCGACCGCGTTCGGTTCGCCGGCCGCGAGGCCGACGTCGCCGGCGAGGTCGCGCGGTGGCCGCACCCGGTGATCCGGGGCGCGGTCCATCACGTCGAAGCGCAACTGACGGCGGTGTCCGGATGAGTTCACGAACGCCGCAGTTGACGCAAAAGCAATGGGAACAGGTCGCGAAGAGTCGCGCAGTCCGGACGGCGGTAAACCAACGGGCGCAGGCGATCGCGGCGAGGGCGCGCGGCCTAAACAGTGCTGAAGGCGGATCGGCCAATATCACTGTTGATTCGGGCGTACGGCCACGAGGTCGAGCGTTCGCAAACGTGGTGTCGGACCGGCCCGACGAGGAACACGGATCAGAGACAACGCCGCGACGGGCGATCCTTCGTCGTGCGGCTCGTGGAGGGTGAGACATGGCGAAGTACAAGAGAGTGTTTGCCGGCCGTAAGGGCGAGAAGATCGGCGACATTGTCGAGCTGACCGACGACGAGGCGCGCCCGCTCGTGAAGTGGGGCCGCGTGGTGCCCGTGGACGAGCCGGCGCCGACGCGGGCGCCTCGGGTACGGGGCGGCGCCGCTGACGCCGGAGCGGGCGAATCCGGCGCGGGAACCGATGCCGGAGCTTGATCCGATCGCCGAACTAGTCGAGGCGATCGGCGCCGGCGGGTGGCAGGCCGGCCGCGACCTTCCCGAAAGGGTCGAGGAACGACTACCACGGCTTCAGGTCGCGGCGCTTCCGGGCGAAGCGACGTTCGAGGCGTGGGGCGGTCGGACCCTCGGCCGGACGGTGCCGTTCGACGTGTACGCGCTGGCCGGCTCGGTCGTGGAGGCCGGCGACCTGGCGCGTGAAGTCGCCGGCTACATCGAAGGCGTTCACGGGCCGCTGAGCCTGACGGTCACGACGTGGCCGTACCAGGCGCCCGACTACAACCCGCGCGTGAAGCGGTTCCTGTTCACGGTGTCGGCGAGCTACCGGCGGTAACCGACAGACAATCACACATCGAAGGCGCTCCACGGGCTGATCCCGTGGGGCGCTTTCTCGTTCCAAGGGGAAGACATGGCATATGACGACGATGCCGCGCGGATCGGTGTAACCGGCGCGCTGCGAATGGGGCCGGTCGGGATGGAGTTCCCGACCGCAATGGGGCCGTGGGCCGCGCCGGCCGTGGACCTCGGTTACATCAGCGCGGACGGGATCACGGAGTCTCGCGAGGAAGAGACTGAGGAGTTCATTCCGTGGCAGCGGAAGAGTCCGATTCGCGTCGAGAAGACCCGCGAAACGGTCACCTTCCAAACGGTGCTGTGGGAGTCGAACTTTCACACCATTTCGCTCTACTACGGCGTGGGCCTCGACCGCTGGACGACCACACCGGGCGCCAACGGTGGCCTTCCGGTCCATTCGTTCGCGGAGGGCGAGGACAAGCCGCGTGACATTCACGCGTTCGGTATCGACATGGTCGACGGCGTTTACGCCCGTCGCGCGTCGGTTCCCTACGGCGAGGTCACGGAGCGCGGAGACATTGTCTACCAGCGCAATTCGATCATCGCGTACGAGGTCACGATCACGGCCCACACCGGGCCGGATGGCGTGTCGGTGCTGCGCGAGTTCCGCGAGGGCTGGGACGTTCCCGACCTCACTCCCTGATCCGCGCGAGCGGGTCTGACCGGCTGGCCGGCGCGTCTGTGGTGGGTGCGCGCCGGCCGGCCTTTAACCCACCAACTACCTACCAGGATCGAGAATCACAATGGCTGCATACAATCTGGGCGAAATCGTCGAGCAGAAGCGCGAAGCTGTCGGCTCGGAGTCGGTCGAGTTCGAGTGGAAGGGCGAGACCTTCACGGTTCCTCACCCGCTGTTCCTCGATGACGACTTCAAGGACGACCTGACCCTCGCGACCTCGGACGTCGACATTGCCGTCCAGTACCTCGGTGACGAGCAGTACGACAAGTTCCGCGCGCTGGGCGGAAAGTCCGCGTTCGTCGTCATGCTGCTCGAACGGATCGGCAAGGACTCGCGCGAGTCCGACAATGACGGAAACCCTACACGGTTGTCTCGATCCTCGGCCCGTGCCCTGAAGCGACTGAAGCCGCGCTAGACGCCGCGTATCCCGGCCTGTGTGATCCGCAGGCCGGGGCCGGCGTGGTCGCGCGTCACTTTCGCGGCGAAATCTCACTGCGAAAGTTGCGCGTGTTGGTCGAGAACCTTCCGCCGGTGAACGCGCGGTCGGCCGCGCTGAATGACGGCGTGTGGTGGTCCGACGTCCACGCCTTGCTGAACCTGATCGAGTTCCGGCTACGGGAGAACACGGGCGCCACGATCGGCGCCGCCGGCGGGAAGCCGAAGAAACAGAAGTTCAACCCGAAGCCGTGGAAGAAACCCGAAGGGACGTATGGCGATACGGGCGGGCGATCGTACGCGGAAGTGAAGGCGTATCTGGATTCGCTTGCGCCACCGAAGAGTTAAGAGATGAGCAGGTGATCGCATGGCGAACGAAGATGCCATTTGGATTCCGGTACTCCCGTCTATGCGGGACTTCGGCCGGCGGTTCGCTTCGGGCCTTCAGGGTGCGGCGCGCCAGGGTGAGCGCGAGATGGGGCGAGCCGGCCAGCGTGCCGGCGACGCCTACGCCGGCGGTGTCGAGCGGGCGCGGAAGCAGGTCGAACGGGCCGCTGCCGCGCTCGCTCGCGCGCGGGACAAAGAGGCTGACGCGGCCGGCAAGGTGCGCGTGGCAGAGGAACAACTACAGGCGCTTCGGGACCGGGGCGTCACGGACGCCGGCCGGATCGCGGCGGCGGAGGAACGACTAGCGTCGGCCCGCCGGCGGTCGGACGCGGCGGCGGCGCAGTCGGCCCGTGGAGTGGACGAGCTGTCGCGTGCTCGCGCTCGTGCGACGAACGCGGCGAACGAACTTGGCGATTCCGGCCGTGAAGCCGGCAATGACTTGGACGCCGGGGCGCAGGGTGCCGGCCGCTTCACCGGCGCGCTGTCGAATATGGCGCTGAAGGCCGGCGGGGCGATCGCGGCGGTTGCCGGCGTCAGTTCGGCGATGACGTCCGCGCTCGAAGGGCAGGCCGGACAATCGAAGCTCGCGGCGCAGCTCGGCGCGACGCCGGCGATGGCGAAAGAGTTCGGCCAGATGGCCGGCAATCTGTACGCGCAGGCGTACGGCGAATCGCTCGGCGACGTGAACGATGCGCTTCGCGGCGTGTGGCAACAGGGACTCGTCGAAGAGGACGCTTCGACGGCGGAGATTGAGCGCGTTACGGCGTCGGTGCTGAACCTGTCGAAAGCGTTCGATCAGGACTTGGCCGGCGCTACCGGCGCGGTCGGAACGATGCTCAAAAACGGGATGGCGAAGGACGCCGACGAGGCGCTGGACATTCTGACGCGTGGCTTCCAGCAAGGCGCGGACAAGGGCCAAGACCTGATCGACACCTTCACCGAATACCCGGCGCTGTTCAAGGGTCTCGGGTTGTCCGGCCAGGAGGCAATGGGCCTGATAAATCAGGCGATGAACGCCGGCGCGCGTAACTCGGACTTCGTCGCGGATGCGCTGAAGGAGTTCCAGATTCGAGCGCAGGACGGCTCGAAGACCTCGGCGGAGGCGTACGCGGCGCTCGGGCTGAACGCGCAAGAGATGACGCAACAGATGGCGAAGGGCGGCGAGTCGGCTTCGGCCGGCCTGGCGACGGTCCTCGAAAAGTTGCGGGCGATGCCGAACGAGGCGGAGCGTAACGCGGCGGCGGTCGGGCTGTTCGGTACGAAGGCCGAAGACTTGGGCGCGTCGTTGTTCGCGCTCGATCCGTCCACGGCGGTTCGATCCCTCGGCCAGGTCGACGGCGCGGCGGCGAAGATGGGCGACACGTTGCGGGATAACGCGGCGACGCGGGTCGAGTCGTTCCAGCGGTCCCTTGGCCGGATCGCGACCATTGGCGCCGGCGCGATCATCGGCGGCATATCGGTGGCCTTCGAGAAAGTCGGCAACGCCGCGCAAGTGGCGGTCGGCTTCGTGAAGGACAACGAGACGACGTTCACGGTCATTGGCGGCATCCTCGGAACTATCCTGTTGCCGCGCATGGCGCTTGCGGCGATCGGATACGCGACTACGGGCGCGGCGGCGGTCGCGTCGGGTGCGATGCAGGCCGGCGCGTGGATGGCGGCGCAGGTCGGCGCTACGGCCGCAGCGGCGCGCACGGTTGCGTACGGGGTCGCGATGGGTGTCGTTCGTGGCGCGACGATCGCGTGGACGGCCGTTCAGTGGCTACTCAACGCGGCGATGACGGCCAACCCGATCGGCCTCGTGGTCATGGCGATTGGCCTACTCGTGGGCGCGATCGTGTGGGTGGCGACGAAAACGACGTGGTTTCAGACGGCGTGGGAGTACGTGTGGAACGCGGTTAAGGCCGCGTGGGATTGGGTGTGGAACGCGCTAAAGATCGGGTTCAACGCATTCACTGGATTCTTCACCGACACGATCCCGAATGCCGTTGGCGCGGCGAAGGACTGGATCGTCGAGAAGTGGGAAGCGCTACTCGGATTCTTCACGAGCCTACCGGGCCGGGTCACGTCTGCGCTCGGCGGTTTGTGGGACGGGCTGAAGGAGGCGTTTCGCGGCGCGCTGAACTGGATCATCGAGAAGTGGAACAACTTCAGTATTTCGATGAAGGTTCCCGACAATATCCCGCTGATCGGCGGTAAGGGCTTCACGATCGACACGCCCAACCTGCCGATGCTCGCCACGGGCGGCGTGGCCGGCCGGCGCGATGGCCGGCTGTACGGGCCGGGTACGGGTACGTCTGACTCGATCCTCGGAATGGGTCTGGACGGGATGCCTACGGCGCTCGTGTCGGCCGGCGAGTTCGTCGTGAACGCGAAGTCGACGGCGCGGTTCCTGCCGCAGTTGCAGGCGTTGAATGCCGGCCGGCTTCCACGGTTCGCGGAGGGCGGGCAGGTCTCGGCCGACGACCTCGTGAACTTCGCGAAGGGCGTCGAGGGCAAGCCGTACGAGTGGGGCGGCGTCAACTGGGGCGATTGCAGCGGTGCCGTCTCGGCGATCGCGAACTTCGCCACGGGGCGCGACGCGTTCGGCTCGCGGTTCGCTACGGGCACCGAAGGCGACGAGCTGGCAAAGCGTGGGTTCAAGCCGGGGCTTGGTCCGGAAGGGTCACTCAATATCGGGTGGTTCAACGGCGGGCCGTACGGCGGGCACACGTCGGCCACGCTTCCCAACGGCGTGAACTTCGAGATGGGCGGCGCTCGCGGAGACGGCCAGTACGGCGGTCAGGCGGCGGGCGCCGATCATTCGCAGTACACGGACCACGCGCACCTTCCGCCGGAGCACTTCGGCGGGCTGGACGCCGGCGCCCCGACTTCGGGCGATGCCGGCCTGTCCATGAGCGGGTCTTCGGGCGCGAGTTCGGGCGGCGGCTTCACGGGCGCGAACATCGGCGGCGGTACGTCGTCGTTCGGCAACAGTGGCGGTAAGTCGGCGTTCAACTCGGCGAAGGACGCGCGCAAGGGCGGCGTGACGGTCGTGTGGGTCGAGAACTGGCCGGCCGGCACGTCGGGGAGCGGGTCGAGCGATTCGTCTTCGAGCGGCGCGCTGACGGGCGGCGCGGAGCCTGCCACGGGAACGCCGGCGCCGGAGGCGTCGAGTACGGGTGCGAAGACGGAGCCGGTCAACCCGACCGATCCGTTCGTGAAGCACGCGACCGGGGTCGACATGCAAGCCGTTCGGGACGCGCAGCGCAGTGACGAGCCGTGGAAGCCGGCCGACGCCGGTTCGTGGTTCGACGACCCGCAGGCGACCGCGCTCGACGCGCTGTTCGAGGTTCTGAGCCTCGACGACGTGCTGAGCGCGGAAGACGTGTTGCCGGACAAGGTCACGCGCTACGGCGTGGCCGGCCCGCAGCACGCGGCGCCGGTTGGTGAGTCCGGGGCGCCTGGCGGCGAGGGCGGTCAGAAGGTGGTCGGCACGGAGGTTCACGGCGACGTCCATGTGACCGATTACGACGAGTTCACGAAGCGCCAGGAGCAGGACCAGAAGAACGCATTTGCGAAGGCGGGCATGTGATGACAGAGCAGGTGCGAGTTTTCTGGACTGGTCCCGGTCGGGGCCGCGTGTGGAATCTGCTCACGGGCGACGCCGGGGTGGTGCTGGACTCGGGTATCGGGGGCCAGCACTTCCCGGAGTTCTCGTCTGTGGCGACGAAGCCGGCGCGCAGGCACGGCCGCGTGTACCGGGCGACCCGGTTCGACGAACGCAAGGTCAAGCTGAAGGTTCTCGTGGGTGATCCCGTGTGGGCGCCGGTGATCCGGCGCGGCAACGCGTGGCGCGACCTCGACGACGAGTGGAACAGCGACCTTTCGGAGGTCGAGCCGGGGCGCCTGTGTTTCATCACGAATCACGGGTACCGCTGGCTCGACCTTCGCGTGGAATCGGCGACTGATCCGGAGTGGGCGACCGAACCGGGCATGTCCGGGATGGCGCGCTACGAGTACGTGTTGGCGAGCGATGACGCGTTCTATTCCGGCTTCGCTCGGCCGTACCCGGTGATGGACGTCGCGAAGGGACGCATGTCGGGGAAGGTCCACAACCTCGGGCAGTACGACCGCTATCCGGTCGTGACGTTCACGGGGCCGGGGCGCTTCACGTTCGGCATGGGCGAGCGCAAGACGGTACTTCCGGAGCTGTTCGCCGGCGAGACGCTGACGGTCGACACCGATCCCGACGTGTTGTCGGTGCGGGATCAGGCCGGCCGCAATCGCCGGCCGGAACTGCCACGCGGGCACGATCTTTCGTTCGAGGTACCGGCGGGCAAGTCGGTCGAAATGTGGGCGTCCGTCGTGAACGGCACGCCCGGATCAAAGGTTACGGCGGTCATGTCGCCGCGATACCGGAGGGCTTGGTGACGATATGGCGGGTGCTCAACCACGGTTGAGCATCACGTACTACGACCACGATTACAACGAGCTAGGGACGATCGGCGACTACGTTACCGCTGAGTTTGAGTGGAAGCGGAACGACGTAGGGGGCGGGACGCTGGAACTTGCCGGCGACTCGCCCCATGCCGGCCGTCTGATGGAGTGCGCGCCGACGAAGAGTCGGCCGCATGGCGACGTTGTGCCGATCGTTTGCGACTTTCGCAAGGAACGGTGGTCGGGGCGTGTGCTCTCATACGACTTGGAAGGAACGCCGGGGAACAAAACCCTGACGTGTCAACTGGTCTCGGACTGGTATCACATGCGGGCGTTGCTCGCGTGGCCGAATCCGCTGCTACCGCTGGAAATTCAGTGGCCGCAGAACGACCCGTTTATCGGCCCGATCGACGCGGCCGTGAAGTACTACATATTCAAAAACATTGCGCGCTACCAACTTCCGATCGAAGTCCTGTGGCCGGACGGAAAAAACATCTTCCGACTGAAAACGTGGTCGAACTTCGTCGCGCGTATGGCGCCAATGGATGAGCTGTTCAAGGACGCGCTGAAGGACACGGACGCGAACGTGACGCTGAAGCTATGGCTTCCGGGCGATCCGCAACCGTCGCCGGACACGCACCGGCTGACGCGGCCGTGCATCGTGCTCGACGTCAACGACAACCGCGACATGCGGCATGTTCGCTGGGACGAGCGTCGCGGCGGCGGCATCGTCAAGTCGAAGGTGTCCGGCCAGGCGCAGACGGCCGCTCACATCATTGTCGGCGGCAAGTCCTACGACTTCATCAACGAGCTTGTGGCGCAGGGTCTCAACGTCGCGATCAATGCGGCGCTGACGTACTTCGGCCTGGCCGGCGTCGGGAACATCATCACGGATCAGTTCGATGACGTGATTATGGCGTTCAACCGCTTCGATCACTGGGAAACGGTGCTGACACACGGTCGGTTTTACTTCCGTGAGGGATACGCGAACGGCGGCGCCGGCGGGTTCACTGCCGACGCGGTCCAGGCCGGTATGCAAGCGATCCACGAGAAAAAGGCAAGGCGGACAGTTCGGTTCGAGGTTGTCGACGGGTTCCCGTACGAGTTCGGCGAGGACTACACGATCGGCGACATTGTCACGGGCGTGATCGAGGACGAGGAACACGAACAGGTCGTCAACTCGGCGAAGGTGCGCGACTCGCGCGATGGCGCCGTGGAGGTTTCGGTGGTGATCGGCGATGACGACATAGGCGAGGCCGGCGTGTCCCGAATCATTCGGCGGTCGAAGGACTTCGAGAAGTGGATTAAGGCGCTGAGTCTGGCGTCCTGAAAGGTGGCGAAACGCATGAGCTTTCGCGAAGTGTACGGGTATGAATACTCGGAGAACGGTTGGCGGATGGTCAACCGAAACGGATGCGTCGTCGCGGAGCCGGTACCGCACAGTGACACGGCGCCGGTTCGCGGCGGCGACGCGGCAACGATCCTGAACGCGTGGCTGATCTGGTATCACCACAACGTCGAGCCGATCACGTCGAGCGTGTGGGGCTGGTCGGCAACGAACGACGTTGCGAACAGCAATCACCTATCGGGGACGGCGCTCGACATAAACGCGCCTAAGTACCCGTGGGGAATGCGCGTCATGCCGGCCGACCGGATCGCGAAGGTTCGGCGCGGCCTGAAGCTGTTCGAGGGTTCCATCTTTTGGGGCGCGGACTGGTCGAAGGCCGACGAGATGCACTATCAGATCGGTTGGCCGGAGGGCGATCGCCGGGTGGCGGCGTTCGCAAAGCGGCTCTCGGCCGGCTACCTCGGCATCTACGCGAAGCCGGCGCCGCCGGTGAACGAGATTGACGCGGAGGCGAAGCGCGCGGCCGCGTGGATCGGCGCCCGCGTCACGAAGGGCGAGATGGTCACGCCTGACGGTAAGGGCCGGTTCGCGCAGTTCGCCAACGGTTACGTGTACTTCCACCCGAACGCCCGCGCTCACAAGGCGGTCGGCGACCGCGCGGTGGCGGTACCGCTCAACGTCTTCGAGACGTGGGCCGGCCTCGGCTGGGAAGCCGGCGTGCTCGGCTACCCGATCGAGCGGCACGCCGTCATCGCAGGTGTCGGCGACGTCCAGGGCTTCCAAGGCGGCGTCATCTATCGGAAGTACGGGCAACCGGGTTACTTCGTGGCCGGCCGTATCTGGGATCGCTTCGCGGCGACCGGGTACGAGGACGGCAACGGCTGGCCGGTGAGCTTCGAGCACGACTTCGACGGTGGCCGTGTCCAGCGGTTCGAGAAGTTGGACATGGTCTATCACCCGGACGCGGTTTCGCGTCTGGCACGCGGGAAGGTGGCCGGGGAATGGCAACTCTGAAGGATCAGACAGTGAAGGCCGGCGTGTTGGCATTCCGCACGTTCTGGCAGACGCTCGGCGGCGCACTGGTCATGGTGACCGGCATCGCCGGGTTGGACCTGAAGGCGACGATCGGCACGGCCGCGCTGGCGGCACTGTGGGCGTTCGCGCAGAACATGGGCGAGGGCGGCGCCGGCCCGCGCTCGGCTGACACGGTGCCGTTCGCGGTTCCCGGTCGGCACGCCGGCCAGTGATCGCGGCAATGGAGCCGGTCGACGTGTCCGCTCACCCGGTAGTCGTGTGGGTGGGAATCGTTGGCGCCGTGGTCGCCGCGCTGGCGGTCATCATCCCGAAGGTCGGCTCAGTGATCCGCGAACTGCTCGATGACGCGGAGGCGCGCAAGCTGGCGCGCCACGCGGCGGCGGCGGAGCTGGACCGGCAGAAGATCGAGCACGTAACCCGGATCGAGACGGCGGCGGCGATCCTCAATGACCAACGGGTCACGGCGCTGACGGCGCAACTCGACGGCATCAGCGCGCAGCTCGAAGCGCAGCGAATCCGGTACGAGGCGCAAGTCGCCGCGCTCGCGCAACAGCTTTCGGATACACAAGGCGCGCTCGACGAGGCGCTGGCGGAGATTGGCGAGCTTCGCCGCGAGCTGGCCGACTACACGCACGACGGGGAGAGGGGCCGGGGATGACGACACCGAACTACGACGAGGTCGGCGCCACGTTCGAGGAACTGGCGCTCGGCCTTCGCGCGGACTTCATCGACTACGAGAGTTATCCGACCTCGGGCGTCCTGCTCGTCGAGATTCGCAACGGGTATGGGACGGTCCAGCTTCCGCGCGGCCGGCAGGGTCTACAGGGGCCGGCCGGCAAGGCGGCTCGGCCGTTCGAGTCGGTGCGCTCGATCGCTTCGGCGGCGGCGTTGCCGGCGAATCCGACCGCCGGCCAGAAAGCCACGGCGTACGTCGCGCGCGATACCGGCATGATGCACGCGTGGGACGACGAGGCCGGCGCCTTCGGCGAGGTCGGGTTGTTCCGGGGCGAGAAGGGCGACGTGGGGCCGGCCGTGACGATCCTTCCGGGGAACGTGACGGCCACGGCGCCAGGGTCGGAGCCGACGCACGCGTTCGAGTCCATCGGTAACGGGCGCTACCTGTACCACGTGACGATCCCGCGCGGCGATGAAGGTCCGGAGGGGCCGGAAGGTCCGGAAGGGCCGGCGGCGGCGATCGTGAAGGCGTCGGACTACAACCAGGAGGCCGGCACGCCGGCGATCGGTTCCGTGCTACGCATGGGCGCGCTCGGCCAGTGGGAGCCGGCGCACTACTACCAGGAGACGGGGCCGTACTCGCCGGACGCGTCGGCGTGGACGGAGGAAAACGGGCTCGTCGGGACGATGGCGCCACAACGGACGGTCGTCACGGTGAATGTGCCGGCGCAACCGTTCCCGTGGCGCCCGCGCGCGTTCGCCGGCTGTCAGGTCGGCGGGCCGGTCGGCGGAGACCTGGCGCTCGAAGTGCGCCTCGGTTCGGATTCCGGCCCGGTCGTCGCGCGCGGTATGGCGATGGGTCAGGGCAACCAGTGGATCAGCGCGGTTCCGGGTGGCGACGTCACGGGATCGTCTGTCGTGCCGGCCAATACCGACGCGACAGTGTTCCTCGTGGTGCGGCGCACGAACGGCGCGGCGCCGTGGAAACAGTACAAGGCGCTCGCGACCTTCCAGGTGTCGTGCGTGCCGGTCCTCGGGGACGCCCCGGTCGGTAGCGGTCCGGCGGGTCAAGAGTTCGACGGTGGGGAGCTGTAGACGATGGCAACAGTCATTCGGTTTCGCCGGAACACGGCGGAAGAGGCCGCAGAGAACAACCTGATCCTTGCGGCCGGCGAGCCGGGATTCGAGCTGGACACCAACGTTCTGAAGGTGGGCGACGGTGTCCGCTCGTGGGCCGACCTGCCGAAGATCGGCGAAGGCGCGGCCGGCCTGATCGTGGCGTGGAACGAGCTTGCGCCGGACGTTCAGTCGCGGATCACGGACCGGCTGACGAAGTCGCAGGCTGACGCGCTGTACGCGGCGGTCGGCCGGGTCGCGGCGATCGAGGGCGACGTCGCGGCGATCGAGGACGACGTCGCGGCGCTCGAAGGCTCGCTGTCCGGGAAGCTCGGCAAGCTCGGGGCCGGCCAGGCGACGCAAGTCTACGCGCGCAATTCGAGCGGGCAGGACACGGGGATCGGTTACTCGGGCAACGCATTACCCGATACCTTCCCGATCCGGGACGGCAACGGCCGCATGACGGCGGCTGATCCGGCGAGCGAGGGGCACGTCGCGACGAAGCGGTACGTGGACGAGACCACGCCGCGAATCTTCGACGGCAACGTGATTACGCCGCCGCAGTCGGCCGGCGCGGTGGGCACGTGGGCGCCGGAGTCGACCGGCTTCACGCACATTCCGCACCTGTTCAATGACCTCGCGTTCAATACTCTTCGCGGCGGGACGATCACGGTCACGAAGAACGGTTCACCGTTCGTGTCCTCGTCTGACGTCAAGGTGTTCGAGCCGAACGTCGACACGTTGAGCATTCCGGTCGAGTCGACCGACGTCGTGGTGGCAGAGGTCGCGTGTCACACGTCGTTCCGGTACGGGACAGTCCTCGGCGTCGCAATGTCGACGAGCTTCCGCGCGAAGAACATTCAGATCGAAGCGTTCTACAACGACACGTGGAACGCGGTCGAGACGCGAACGAACAACACGACGGGCGTCGTTGTGGTCCGGATCAGCGTACCGACGACCGCGACGGCGGGTTTGACGCGTCTTCGGTACACTTTCCGGGACTTCCATAACACGGCGTTCCGAATCTCGTCGCTGTTCTGCCTGGCCTACAACTCGCCGCTGTTGGAGTCGTCATTTATGACGCTGAAGGGCGGTAGGCTACTCGGTCCGCTCACGTACACGGCCGATCCTGTCGCGGCGGATCAGTTGTCGCGCAAGGCGTACGTGGACACGAAGGTCGCGAAACAGTCCGGCTCGACGCGCGTGTACGTGAAGGACACGAGCGGCAATGACGCGTCGGTCCCGTACTCGTCTTCGGCCACGGCGCAGACGTTCATGTTCCGGACCGCTGACGGTGTGACTTCGGTTGGCGATCCGACGGACGGGTGGCACGCGACGAACAAGCGGTACGTGGACGGCGGATTGGCGACGAAGGCCGACGCGGCGGCGCTGGCCGGCAAGGCCGACCTTGTGGGCGGCGTCGTTCCGGTGTCGCAGCTTCCGCGCGTGGCGATCGGCGAGACGTTCACGGCCGCAAGTGAAGCGGCAATGCTCGCGCTTGACGCGCAGCCCGGAGACGTCGCGATCCGTACCGACATTGACACGGTCTACATGATGAAGGCCGCGAATCCGGCGGCGCTGGCTTCGTGGTTCGACTTGTCGAGCGCGGCGCAGGGCGGCGTGGTGTCGGTGAACGGTCAGACGGGGACGGTGTTTCTCGGCAAGGGCGACGTTGGCCTCGGGAACGTGGACAACACGAGTGACGCGGCGAAGCCGATCAGCACGGCGACGGCGCAAGCGCTGGCCGGCAAGGTGAACACGTCCGACGCCCGACTGACGGACCGGCGGGCGCCGCTCGATCAGTCCGTGACGTCGAACAGCTTCGAGCCGACCGTACGGACCGCGATCGAGGGCGCGATCAGCAAGGCGTCGACCGCGCTTCAGGGCGAGGTTGTCGCAACGTTGCCGGTGAATCCGACCGCCGGCCGCGTCTACTTCGTGACGGGGTGAGAGATGGCGGCTGTAGTTGACGGCGTGGACCCGGACATTTTCGTCGGGTCCACGCCCGTTCGAGAGGTAGTTCGGGACGGCGTTCGATTGTGGGCGCGGGGCGAGCGGTTGGAAGACCCGCTCGACAACGCGAACGGTTGGACCACGTCGCAGTCGTCCGGCGGCGGCGTCATCATCGACGGCGAGGCGCGGATCGCGGCGGACGGAACCGGGTACGCGCACAACAACACGCCGGCCATGACTGACGATCAGTATGTGGCGTGCCAGGTGGGCGGGTATACGCACGGGGCGCGGCAATCGGCGGTGTTCTCGCACGATGACGGCAACCGTGGCGGGCACTACATGGCGGTGTGGACGACTGGCGGCGTCGAGTTCATTCGCGCTTCGGGGTGGGCGTCGCCGGCGAGTTCGTTCGCGTCGTGGTCAGGGTCGATCAGGTCGGACGATTGGATCGAAATGTGGAACTTCGGCGCCCGGTTCCGGGTGGCGGTGGCCGGCTCGGTGGTTATCGACCACGTGGTGAGTAATCCGGCGCTCGGTGGGCGCCGGCAGGGGATCGTACTCACGCGGAGTTTCTTCGCGAGTTCGTCCCGTATGGCGGCGTGGCGCGGCGGCGACCGCCGGCGATGGCGAAAGTGAGGTCGAGCATGTCCAGAGCGTTCAAGACGCGCGGGGGAGTCGCGCCGGAGGGCCAGCAGATCGTTACGCGCGGTTCGATGGTCGCGGAGGCTCGGCAGACGGGCGAGAAGTCGACGCTGTTCGCGGCGAACGAGTCGAAGAACATCGCGGAGGCAATCGCCGGCGTGGTCGGCGCCACGGTGGACGACATTCGATCCCGTATAGATGCGATCCTCGGCGGGATCGCAGCGAACGGCGAGCAGATCGTCGAGCACACCGAAGCGATCGCGGAGCTTGCGAACATCGCGGCGGCGGGTTCGGCGATCACGCCGGCGTACGTGTCGAACCTCGACGAGATGGCGACGGTTCCGCGCCGCGACTGTATCGACTGGGTGAAGAACGGCGACAACGTGGATCGCGTCATCGGCCGGTTCACTCCGTCCGTTCAGAGCCAAATAAGCGGGGTCGGCGGGGTCGTCTATTACGTCCCGCTTCCGGTCGACCGGACAGGCATCCCGAACCGTATCCGGTTCGTGTCGCGCAAAGATGGCTCGTGGGCCGTGACCGACATTGCGGACCATCGGGTCGACCTGTGCGTCCTGAATCCGGAGACGCAAGCGATCGAGAAGGTGACCGACAACGGCAACCTTCGAGACCTCGGGCAGGAGCAGGATAGCGAGCTGACTGTCCCGCTCAACCTCGGCGAGAACAATCGGATCAAGCCGGGACAACTGTTGTTCATCGCCCACCAACAGCGCGCGCCCGGACTCGCGCAGGGGCCGCGCTGGGTGATGGCGGCGCCGAATCCAAACATCGGTCGCGGGGCGGACGTGCTTCCGCGCTATGCCATGTATCGCACGACCGGCCACATGTCGGCGATTCCGTCGAGTATCCCGATCGCGAGCCTGACGGGCGTGAACGATTGGATCATGTGGTTCAGCGTCGGGATGACGCCGTAAGGGAACGAGAGCGCCCCGCTACCAACTCGGTAGCGGGGCGCTATTCGTGTTTGTGGGTTACCACGCGAGTTCGCCGCGCTGATGCTTGCCTCGGTGCCCTTGCTTGCGCTCGCAGGTGACGCGGTGGCCGTCCGCGCCGTTCGTCCAGAACGGGCAATCGGTGCGAGTACCACGGCCGGGACGGTTCTCGGCCCACGCGTCGATCGTCGAGCGCTTCCAGCCGAAGACGCGACCGACCTTGCAGTCCGGCTCGGGCATGTACCCGTTCCGGTCGTACGACTTGATCGTGTCGACGGACAGGTTCAGGTACTCGGCGACGTCGCCGCGACTCATGTACTCGATCACTGGGCGCGCCGGCCGACGTAGCGGAACGCGACCGCGATCCCGACCCATGCGGCGGCGACTAGGCCGGCCTCGACGTAGCTTCCACGGGCGATCATCCCGCCGGCGCCAACGGCCGCGAGGCCGGCGCCGATCAGTAGCAGGGTTCTAGCGTTCATTGCGTCATCCTTCCAGTCGGGTCACACTAGGGGGGCGGACCGGGGCGCCTCCTACGCCCCGGTCCCGTTCTATTTGCGGTGCCTTCCGCCTCGGCGGCGCTTCCCGCGCGGGCGACCTTTGTCGCGCCGCTTACGGTCGCGGAGTTGCAGTAACAGGCTCGTGATCCCGCACGCGGTGCCGACGAGCGTTACTGCGTCCTGCCATTCCACATCACTTCCTTTCTGTCGGGGCGGCCGTTCCGCCCTTCGTCTTCGACTATACACCCTTATCGGTGTGGGATCAACTCAATCGCTCGGCCTTGATCGGCGCGTATCAAGCCGCCCGTACGGGTTTGACATCAAACCCAAAAGGGTTTAAAGTTATGGGCATGGCAAACGCATTCGTCGAGCAGTGCAAAGCGGTTTACGCGGACCTGAAGGCCGCGCAGGACGCGCGCCTCGAAGCGTGGGCCGTGGGCTACGAGGGCGACGAGGCACTGTTCTTCAAGAACGAGGATCGCGTCCTGTTCAAAGACGTGATCGTGGCCGTCGCGCACGAGTGGCGGGTCCGGAAGGCCGACGAGCTTCGCGAGGTCGAGTTCTGGCAGGCGCGCGAGCGCGAGTTCTTCGCGGTCGAGTTCGAGCCGGCCGCTGACGAGGTCGAGGACGCCGGCGCGGCCGTGTTCCGCACCCGTAGCGCGGCGCTCGCGTTCGCGTTCCTGGCGGCTCGTGTGGCCGGCCGGGGCGCGGCCGTGGCCGTGGTTCCCGTGGCCGTCGCGGTCCTCGTCGCCGGCGTCCGCGTGGTCGTTCGCCTCGCCGGCCGGCCGGCCGTGATCCGCAATCGCGGCGACCCTGGCCGGCGGTCCACGGGCGATCCCGTGGGCACGCGTGGGCACATTTTGGGCACAAACGGTGTCAATCCATGTACAACCGTGTCACTTCGTAAACTGAATACGCGCAGTTCAAGCCGCATATTTGACAACTGACGTGCGGATATGCGGGGGCGTGCTGACAGGTTCAATTCCCGGCAGCTCCACGAAGGCGCCCCACCTGTTTTCGCAGGTGGGGCGCCTTTTTTGCGTTCTGGCTACTGCGCAACTCGCAGCGTGGGCACATTTTGGGCACACTTCGCGGCGCGCAGCTCGGCGCCCATGCGGTCGGCGATCTGGTCCAGGTCGTCGTCGAACAAGTGGCCGTAGAGGTCGAGCGTCATCGTGGCCGTCTTATGCCCAAGCTGGCGCTGAACCGTCTTCACGTGAGCGCCCGATCGGATCATCAGCGACGCGGCCGTGTGGCGCAGCTCGTGAGCCGTGACGGCCGGGAAGTCGGACGGGATCGGCCGGCCTTCGGCGTCCTTCCTCGTTGCATATCGGAACTATCGCCGGCTTCGTTTCCGAGACGGCGTGCGACCTCGGCCGCAAGCTCGGCGGTCGACGTCGTGTCCACGAGCCGGCCGTCCGCGCCGACCTGGTCCATGACGTCGCGGAGGTCGAGCGTTCCGAGTGCGATCAGCGCGGCGGTCCGGGACTCGCCGAAGTAGTCGAGGATCGCGAGCATTTCGTCGAGGCTGAATCCCTCGTCTTTGCGCCGGCCGATCGTTGCGGCGCTGACGCCGGTCGCGATCGCGAGTTCTTCGCGGGTCGGGCGCCGGCCGATCACTGCTTCGAGGTAATCCCTGAAGTCGTCCATGAGGATCAGTCTATGGTCACTTTTGAGCAATCCGCAAGCCGTAGACCAGGGAAATGACTCACTTTTGCGTCCAAACATGAGCGTGTCTGTTTGACTTCGCTCATTCGTGAGCGGATAGTTCATCACGTGATCGAGACAGCCACACTACGGATCGACTACGACGAAGTGCGTAAAGCCATGAAGCGCAACGGGATTCGCAGCGTTCAGACCCTCGCCGATGACTGGATCGGCGTCTCACTTTCGACCCTCAATCGGCAACTGTGCGGCCGCGAAGCTCCAACACACGCTGTGATCGCCGGCCTCGTGTCCCGGCTCGGGATTCGGTACGACCGGCTGTTGGTGCTCCACGACGACGCGGTACCGCCGGCCAGCTCGAAGAAGACGCGGACGGTGGCGGCGTGAACGTCAAGCAAGCGGCGGAGAGCATCGGGTGTCATCCTCGCACGATTCAGCGGGCGTTGTGGGCCGGCGACCTTCGAGGGCATCAGGTGAAAAAACCGCGCGGGCACTGGCGCATTAGGCCGTCTGACCTCGAAAAATGGGCGTACGGCGGAAACGTCACTGTGACGGAATGACCAGACTTACCCGGCGGTAAGGGACCAAAGTCCCGACCCTGTCCCGGCCGATCAGGCGGCGATCGAGGTTCAAATCCTCGGCGGGACGCAACGGCATCAGGTGCGTAATTCTCTATCCCTCGTTCGCGGGGGTGAGTTGTGCCCGGAGCGTGTTCCTTGCGAACTGAATATGAACCGTGACGTACCCGATCGTGTGCGCCGTATCGAGTTCACCTGCAACCCGTCGACTTGTCCGGGTGAGGGTGTTCCGTGGCGTGTCGAACGGATCGTGCGCGGTGGAATGCGAAAGCTACCAACAACTTTGAGGGACGTATGGGCCGGCCTTGGCGAGCTGGACCCGGAGTGCGGCAACGCTCCAAGCACGAGAACGACGCCGAAATGGCAAGCCGTTAAACAGTTCTCAGGATCAGCGTCCCGGCCCGGTTGAGTGAGTCTCACCCGCTTCACGCGGGGCGCTGTCGAAGGCGGACCGGGCGCGTAACGAAAGGGCATCCACCATGACTACTGAAGAGTTCCTGAAGCTGTACAACTCACTCGCCGGCGACGAGCTGGTCCACGCGGAGATTGCCGAACGCCTCGGCTTCGATACCGCGTATCTCACAAAGCGGTTGCAGCGCGCCGGCATCGTCGAGCCGACGTGGTCGCGAGTCGAGCGCCAGGCGCTCGCGCTGATCCGTCGGGTGGCCGGCCGGGGCGACACGCTGACGTCGTTCGACCTGCCGTTCGCGCTGACCGACGCGGCGCAGGGCGCCGATCAGTTCGTACTCAACTGGGCGGAGCGCATGGGCATCATCGAGCGCGGCCCGGTCGTCGCGAGCAAGATCACGAGCCACCTCGTGCGCCAGTACGTGCCGGCCGGCGCGCCGGTCCTGGCGGTGGCGGCGTGAGCGCGGAGGGCGTCGACCTCGAAACGGTCGACTTCAGCCGGCACGCGACGCAACGCGCGCTCGATATGGCGGTGGGCGCGGACGAGATTCGCGCGTGCATCGAGCGGCCGGCGGAGACGCGGCGACTCGGATACCCGCGAGGGGACGGGACGCGGCGGTGGAAGTTCACGCGGGGCCGGCTGGCGGTCGTAATGCAGTCGGAGAGCAACGGGCGGTGGACGGCGGTAACCGTCCTGTGGTCCCGCGAGGGACTGTTCCGGAACGACTTCGCGATGCACGGCGAATACGAGGGCCGGACACGCAAAAGCCGGACCAGGGCGGCAACCCTGATCCGGCACTGAACAGGCAATCAATCAGCTACCAACCAACAGAGAGGGACTGTTCATGTCCAACCATACCAACGGCGCCGTGACGATTCCGGGCGAGATTGTCCCGACGATCCTCACGCTGTGTGTCGCAGCGATCGAGCAGCTTCACGACGAGGTCGAGCGCCTGACGGCGGCAAACGTCGAGATGGCCGACGAGCTGGCCGACGAGGACGCGGCGGCGGAGCTTCCCGACGAGCCGGACGCGGGCGCGTTCGGTCTGTACGCCGACCGCGCGGGCGACGTCTGGCGCTACGACGCGGACGGGTGGCAACCGATCGAGACGAGCGACGGGGTCGACGTCACTCACCTGACCTTCGCGACTGAGTGGTGTGACTCCGTCGCGGACTGCGGGCCGTTCGTGCGTCTGACCGGATACAAGCTCGCGAGCGAAGAGTCCGGAGAGGTCGAGAACTGATGCGCGGCATGAAAGAGGTTCGCGCGCAGGCCGGCCGACTGCTCGAATCCGGCGACGTTGAGGCGTACGCCGACGAGCTGGCCGGCGCGGTTGCGGAGTACAAGGGCGCCGGCCGCGACGGTGCGGCGAAGACGATCCTGTGCAACGAGGCGGATCGCTGGCTCGGTGAAACCTACGTCGGCGGCGAAGACGACGTGACGCCGGTCGGCCTGGCGGCGGAGCTGGAAGAGGCGACGTCGTGAGCGCGCCGGCGGCGACCGCGCGCCCGAAGTGGCCGGGGCCGATTGACGTCGTGTGCGTCCTGATTCTGCTCGCCGCGTGCGTGGCGAGAGCGAAAGGGTATTGGTGACAGTCAAAGTCAGCATGGGCGCGACTATCCCGGTCGCGCAGTACGGCAACCTTCAGCCGAACTTCGAGGTTGAGGGCGAGACGCTGGACGCGGCGCTCGATACGGCCGTCGAGGCTATGGCACGCCTGTGGAACAGCGTGTGCGATAAGCCGATCCGCGTCCGCGTCACGGACGGGCCGGCGGCGGTCGGCGTCTCGACCACGGTCGAGCTGACGTGTTGGGCGTCGGGCCTCGTGGTGCCGTTCGATCCGATCGCCCACGTGTATGGCGACGGCTCGTGGCTGTCCGGGTCGACGTTCGCCCATCAGTTCACGTCGGAGTTCAACGCCGAAGCGGCGGCGGGCAAGATGGCGGCGAAGGTCGAGCCGCGTCACGACGGTACGCCGGCGGTCGAGCCAATCGACATTCTCGACATGTGGGCGCTCAACGGTGAAGCCTCGTCCACGTTCGGGTCGGCGGTACACGCCGCGCTCGAACTGCGAGGCAAGTTCGGGTGGGTGTCGCAGCTCGTAAAGAACGGCTCGAACGAGGCAGCGACGTCGAAGAATCCGACGCTGAAGCACATCGTCGAATCGTTCTACGCCGGTCGCGAGGACGAGCCGGCCGTGTACGAGGCGTTCGTCGCTGACCCGGTGCTGAAACACTGCGGCCAGGTCGACCGGCTTCGGATCATGCCGGAGCGCAATCACATTCGGGTCGAGGACTTCAAGACGAACCACGACCTGACGAAGTATCACACGATCCGTAAGCCGTTCAAAGGCTTGATCGAGAACAACCAACTGGGTCTCTACTGGCTTCAGTTGTCGTTCTACGCACGGATTCTCACGACCCACGGGTTCGTCGTCGAGGGCCTGACGGTCCATCACTGGAACGGCGAGAGCTGGGACCAGTACGACCACGACGTGATCGACATTTCGGAAGGGATCAATCAGTGAAGATCGGGGAACTACTCGCCACGATCAAGGGCGAAGTGGGCGCGGTCCAAAAGGGTCAGCAGATGAACGGCGGCGGGGGCGGGCCGCGCTACAACTTCCGTGGCATCGACGCCGTGGTGAACGCCTGTCACGGCGCGTTCGTCAAGCACAAGGTCGTCATGGTGCCGTTCGTCCAGACGATCGAGTACGTGGACGTGCTGATCGGCGGACAGGGCAAGCGGGGCGTGTCGGTCCGGGTGGTCGCCGACTTCACGTTCTACGGCCCGGAGGGCGACACGATCACGGCGCGGGTGGCCGGCGAGGGCCAGGACCAGGCCGACAAGGGCACGGCGAAAGCGCAGTCGGTCGCGATGCGCGTCGCGCTACTTCAGGCGCTCGGCCTGCCGACCGACGATCCGGACCCTGATTCGCAGTGGGAGGAACAACAGCCGGCGCCGCCGCTGGAAGCCGTCGAGCTTCGCGAGCGGGCAATCGCGATCGCGAAAGACCTCGGCATGAAGGGGCCGGACCTGGCGGCGGAGTTCGCTTCGATCGGCGGACAGGGCCGGGTGTCGGAGTCGGTGGACATTCCGCGTCTCGGCGAGTTGGTCGAGGCGCTTCAGGGGGCGCAGGCCGGCGCGGACGATCAGGCGCCGGCGGACGAGGCGCCGGCCGACTCGGCGCCTGCGGACGAGAACAGCGGAGAGGGCAACGGGCATGACGGACAGTGACGTTCAGGCCGGCATCGACGAACCAACGGGACGGCACCGGGCGCCCGTTCCGGAGAGTGTGATCGAGGACGACGCGCCGCACCCGCTCGCCGGCGTCATCTACGGCGAGACGGACGACGAAGGGGAAGAGGTCGTGATCGAACCGGACGACTCGCTCGCGTACATCGGCCAGCGACTCATGGACATTGAGGTCGCGATCTACCGGGCGCCCGTCCAGCTCGCGAAGGCGCGCGACGCGGAGAAGATCGCGCAGGACGCCTACGACGAGGCGCGGGCGCACGCGCTCGCCCGCGTGAAGGCCGGCGCGAAGCTGACCGTTCCGGAGGCCGAAGCGCGGGTGTTCCTTCAGACGAAGGCGGAGCGTCGAGCGCTTGCGGTGGCGGCGGCGCGGTACGAGTACGCGAAGGACGTCAGTCGGTCGCTCGATCGCGAGAAGGACGCGCTACAGACTCGGTCGGCGAATCTGCGCGCACAGATCACCCTTGCCGGCCGTGGCGGCGCGTAAGACGGGGCCGGACGCTCGCACGGTTTCGCTGGCACGGGAACGTGCCGGCGGGCTGTGCGAGCGGTGCGGCTTCGCGGAGTGTCAGCAGATACATCACCGGCGCCCGCGCGGCATGGGCGGCACACGAGATAAGTCGATCAATTTGCTCTCGAATCTGTTCTATGTGTGCTTTCCGTGTCATCGGTGGATCGAAGAGAACCGGACGGAATCGCTCGAACTGGGTTACCTGATCCGGAAGCTCGACCCGACGCCGGCGACGGGTATACCGGTCAAATATCGGGGCGTATTCAAAACGCTCGATAATCACGGAGGAATGACTAGATAGTGCCTTGGTTCCGGGTAGATGACGGGTTTCAGGGAAGCCGGCAGGTGTTGAGTATCCCGAAGCGGCAACGGGCGGCGGCGGTCGGGTTGTGGGTGCTCGCCGGCGCGTGGTCGGCGCGCGAGCTGACGGACGGGTACGTGCCGGACTTCATGCTCGCGGAGCTGTCCGGGACGAAGGCACTCGCCGGCTGTCTGGTCGACGCCGGACTGTGGGATCGGCTCGACAACGGGTTCATTTTCCGGCAGTGGAGCAAGTACAACCCGACCGGCGAGCAAGTCCGGTCCGACCGGCGACGCAAAGCCGATTGGGTGGCACGCAAGCGAAGCGCGGTACGTGCGGCTCGCGAGACTTCGTGCGAAATCGTCGAGACCAGCACGGATGACGACGTGTCGACGGTCGACACATTGTCGAGTCGACCGTCTGTCGACGACGTGTCGACAGACGTGTACTCCGTCCCGACCCGACCCGACCCAATAAAGAGAACTAATACGGCCGACTCTGATCCCGAAGGCTTCGCGGAGTGGTGGGCCGCGTACCCGAAAAAGGCCGGCAAGGGACAGGCGCGGACGGCGTACCGGAAGGCTCGGAAGTCGGTCGACGCGGCGACGTTGCTCGACGGGGCGGAGCGATACCGGGACGACCCGAAGCGGAATCCCGAATACACGAAGAATCCGGCGACTTGGCTCAACGGTGAATGTTGGGCGGATCAGGGGGCGGAGCGCGCACGGCCGAATAACGCTGGCCGGCGATTCGAGTTCGATTAGTTCGAGGTATTGAATGATTCAATCCGGTAATGACCAGTTAGTCGCGGCCGACGTATTGGCCGAACAGATTCTACTTGGCTCGGCGATCACCTGGCCGGATCGGTGCGCGGACCTCGTCGCCGGCATGGACGCCGAAGAGTTTTACTTGCCCAAGCATCGGGACTTGGCGGCGATCCTGGCCGGCATGGTCCGGCGCGGGCAGGGGATCGACCCGGTGAGCGTGTTCGGGCAGGTCCAGGCGCAAGGGCTGACGTCGTCATGGGACGCGGTCGACCTCGTGAGTCTCACGCAAACGGCCGTACGGCCTGAGATGGCCGGAGAGCACGCGAAGCGCGTTCGCGAGCTGTCGGGTAGGCGGCGGCTCACGGAAGGCGCTGTGCGGGCCGCTCAACGCTTGCAATCGCTGGCCGGCGATGAGTCGAGGGACAACGTTCGCTCGATCGCTGACGAGTTGCGGCGGTACTGCGACGAGGCCGAATCGGTCGCGAGGGACCGGGCGCAACCCGCGCCGCAAGGCATGGGCGAGTTCCTGGCCGAAGAGGACCGCCACGACTGGCTCGTGCCTGGCCTGCTCGAACGGATGGATCGAACGATCATCACGGGCGGCGAGGGCGGCGGCAAGTCGGTTCTGTGCTCGCAGTTCGCGGCGTGCCTGGCCGGCGGCGTCCACCCGTTCAGCGGGCAAGTCATGGGGCGCGGCGATCAGAACGTCCGCGTCCTCGTGCTCGACTGCGAAAACTCGCCGGCGCAGTCTCGCCGGCGGTACCGCCAGGTGGTGCGCCGCGTCGACCTCGTGCGGGACATGCGCGAGCTGAATCCCGTTGTGTGGAACGAGTACATGCAAATCGACATGCGGCCGGCCGGCGTCGACCTGTTGAGTTCGCGCGATGTTTCGTGGGTCGAACACGCGTTGTCGGCGTCCGCGCCGGACCTGCTCGTCATGGGGCCGCTGTACAAGCTCCATCACGAGGACGCGAACGACGAGAAAGCGGCGCGCGAAGTCGCGTGGGTGCTCGACGGGTTGCGCGAGCGGTACGGCGTGGCGCTGTTGACCGAAGCGCATTCGGGCAAGGCGAAGGACATGAGCGGTAAGCGCCTGACGGCGCCGATCGGCTCGTCCGTGTGGCTTCGCTGGCCTGAGTTCGGGTTCGGCCTGTCGCCGGCCGATGACACCGAACGCGATCAGGCCGGCCGCGCGAAAAAGGTCGACGTCGTGCCGTGGCGCGGCGCTCGCGAGGAACGGGCGTGGCCGACGTCGCTCGAATGGGGTCACACGCTCCCGTGGTTGGCGGGGGCGGAATACGAAGAACAAGTGCAATCGGCACTGTAAGAGAGGGTTACACATGGCAGGCGAAACGATCATCACGGTTGTCGGCAATCTGACGGCCGATCCCGAATTGCGGTTCACGGGTAGCGGCGCGGCGGTCGCAAACTTCACGGTTGCCGCGACGCCCCGCGTGTTCGATCGCGACTCGAACGAGTGGAAGGACGGCGACGCGCTGTTCATGCGCGTGAACGCCTGGCGAGACCTGGCGGAGAACGTCACGGACTCGCTCACGAAGGGACAGCGGGTCGTGGTCACGGGCCGGCTGAAACAGCGCAGCTTCGAGACCAAAGAGGGCGAGAAGCGGACCGTGATCGAGATGGAGGCGGAAGAGGTCGCGCCTTCGCTGAAGTACGCGACGGCAACCGTCAACCGCTCGAACCGGGGCAACGGCGGGAACGGCGGCGGCGGACAGCAGCGCGGCGGCGGCAACCGTGGCGGACGCGGCAACGACCCGTGGGGAAGCGCGCCGGCGCACGACGACGGGTTCTGATCCCACACGGGCACAACAGCTACCAGCCAACGTCTGAAGGGACACAACAACACTCATGGCAAACGCAACCCTGAACATCGACACCGAAGCGATCGCGAAGGAAATCGCCGGCCTGCTCGGCGCGGTCGACGCGCAGGAACACGAGCGCGTGAAGGGCGAACGCGACGAGGCGCGGCGGACGCTGACGAAGATTGTCCGTTCGGCCATGCCGACGAGGTTCGCGGACGAGGCCGACCCGCTCGGCGCCGCTCGACGACTGTTCTCGGATTGGCAACGGCTCGCGATCCTCGAATCCGGCATGAGCCGCGAGGTCGCGCGGGCAGAGAGTCGCGCGACGTCGGCCGAACAGACGCTCGCCACGGTGCGCGATCAGCTCGACGAGGCGCGCCGCCAGGCCGACGAGGCGCAACGCAAGCTCGCCGGTGACGGCGTGCTCGCCAAGGGCGCGGTGATGGTCCACGAGGGCAACGACCCGTACGCCGTCCTGAAGGCCGGCGAAGTGGTCACGGTCGTTCACGGCAAGGTCGACGCGGACGGCGACGTGAAGGTCTCGCGGGCCGGGATGCCGGCGGGCGACTACGAGTTCGCGCGCGTGGCGAACCTGAAGCCGCGAAAGCGCGTGTACGAGGCCGGCGACCCGGAGCCGGAGGACAAGACGCTCACGCTGACGGGCACCAACGAGCGCGGCCGGACGGTCGAACTGAAGCACGGCGCGCACGGCGCGGCCGGGGAGCTGGTCGCGTGGTGGGACGTGCGGGCGCAGACGAAAAGCGCCTGGGGCTACTGGCTCGACAACTTCGGGCCGCTGACCGAAGTCTGATCCGCAACCGATAGCCGGGGCGAGGGCGGCAACCTTCGCCCCGGCTTCACCTTCCAGCTACCAACCAACACAAAGGAACTGATGAACGAGTTCAGCGCCGGCGGCTTCCCGTCGGCGAGTTTCGCGACCGACCGCGTCGAACTGACGGTGAGCCTCGGCGCCCGGCTGCGCGGGTCCGGCGCCGCGCAGCACATCACGAAGGGCGGGCGGTTCGCGCTCGCGTTGAACCTGGCGGCGCTGGCGAACGTGGACGCGCGCGACGACGTGGCGCGGATCGAGCGGGCGATCGACGAGGCGGCGCGGAAGATGGCCGACCATCTTCGCGAGCACTTCGGCCTACCGTCGCGGCGCGCACAGGCGAAGGTCAACGCCCACCACAACCGGCGGGGGACGCGGCGGGTGCTCGATCAGATGGCCTATCCGGTCATCAACCCGTCGATTCGGGGGTTCACCCGTGGCTAACGCGATGAAGCGCAAAGGCGACGCCTACGAGCGCGTGTTGCGCGACTACTTCCGCCGGCACGGCTTCACCGACTGCGAGCGCACGAAAGCCGGATACGAGCGCGACGCCGGCGATCTTCACCTGTCGCGCACACGCAACGGGCCGCGCGTCATCGTCCAGGCGAAAGACGTTCGTACGCCGGACTGGTCCGGGTGGCTGGCCGGCCTTCGCGCGCAGGTTGACGAGGCCGGCGCCGAAGTCGGCTTCATCGTGAACAAGCGGTCGCGGCCGGGGAAGACGCCGCTTCACCTGGCCGTCATGCCGCTCGAACAGTTCACCGACCTACTGATTCGAGCCGGATACCAGGATGCGGGCAATCGTGCGGGGGAGTGGATCGAGTGAAGACGAAAACGATCGAACAGTTCCGGGTGACGTCGAAGGCGCTCTCGGACCCGCTCGTCGTCGAGACGCGCGAACAGCTCGACCGCTTCGTGGAGACGGCGCGCGAGTTCGGCGGCGTCCAGGTCCAACGGCAGACGGTGACGGTCACAGAATCGGGATGGGAGGCGTACGAGGTTGACCAGCCTTAGGGCGATCGTCGCGAGCACGCCTGACGTGATCGCGGCGCTTCGCTCGGCAACGGTGCTCGACCGTTCCGCGCCGGCCACCGACGAGCCGGACGAATCCAAACAGGTGTTCAGCTACGGGCCGAAGGCGCCGTGCGATACCGACCTGATCGACTTCGCCGACCGCGAGGCCGCGTTCCTCGTGAACGCGGCGGAGCTGGTCGCCGACGACCGGGGCGAGCCGGTCCGGATCGCCGGCATGTGGCGCCAGTTCGGCGGCTTCGGAGATCCGATCGGGTTGCGGTACGACGACCTTCGGCCCGTCCTGTTCGCGGTCGAACTGTTCGAGGGATGGTTCGACCGTGGTTGGCATCACGACCGATTCGAGGCGGACATGCGGAAGGTTCGCCGGCGGACGGTGAAGCGGTTCGATTGGCTCGCGGCGGAGTTCAGCGCGGACGCCGACGAGGACGACGAGAAACAGGACGAACAGCTCGCCTTGCACATTGTCTAGGTGAAGGGGCCGGCCTTTGGTCGAGTGGCTGACAGAGGCGGAGGCGCAGACGTACATCGGTCGCGGCCGTACGACCCTGTGGGACTGGCGGCGGCGCGGGATCGTTCGCGCTCAAAAGATGAGTGACGGTTCCTGGCGCTACGGCAAGGGATCGCTTCGCCTGGCGCGCAAGGACGCGGACCGGCGGCGGGCGGAACAACGTCACGTCGCCGGTCCCGGTCGCGGACACAAAAGAGAGACAAACCCGGAACAACTAGCTTTCTTCGATAGCTAACCGACAGAGGGGATTACACGTTGCCGAAGTATCACGGCGACCCGGATCGGGTCGTCATCGCGGAGTCGTTCGACGACGGGCGCGCCTACATGGCCGGCCACCCGGAGGTCGCCGGCTGGTCGGTCGTGAGCGTCCCGACGCTCGACTACCGGATGAAGGGCCGACACCTTCAGGACTACCGGCTGACGCCGCGAGTCGCCGCGCGCCGCGAAGCGCCGCTGATCGAGCAGGCGTGCGAGTTTCTGGTCGCGATCTACGGCGTGTCCGACGACCGGGGCGACGTCGCGGCGCATTACGAGACGCTGGCGCGGTTGGTGCGGCCGGCGCCGAAAGGGGATGGATGATCGAGGTATACACGAAGCCGGATTGCGTTCAGTGCCGGATGACGTTCCGCGAGCTGGACAGGCTCGGGATCGAATACGCGGCGGTCGACGTGATGGCGAACGATGACAACTACCGGCGCGCGCAACGGTACGGCCTGACGGCAATGCCGATCGTGGACGCCGGCGAAGGCAACGTGTGGGGCGGGTTCAAACCGGATCGCCTTCGCGCGCTTGCCGGCTCGAAAACCGTTGGCTAAGGGGCGTTCCGGGCATCGGTGGCGCACGATCAAATCCGCGTTCCGCGCGAAGTGCGTAGCGGCGAAGTCGGTCTGTTGGCTGTGCGGCCAACGGATCGACTACACGCTGAAGTTCCCGCACCCGGAGAGCTTCGAGCCTGACCACTATCACCCGGTGTCGACTCACCCGGAGCTTGCCGAAGACCCGGCCAACCTTCGGCCGTCTCATCGGGATTGCAACCTACGGCGCGGCAACAAGGCGCCGACGCTCGGACTCGGAAGGCAATCGCGGAAATGGTGAAGTGCAAAGTCGCGCAATGGATCGAGAACGACCTAGACGACGACGACCGCGCCGCGCTCGAACGCCGGATCGGGGAACGGTTCAGCATGGCGCAGACGTTCGCGGCGTTCAGCCGGCTCGCGCCGTTCAAGCTCACGACATGGAAGGACCACCAACAACAAAGGTGCGTCTGTTATCGAAAGTAGGTGCGCTATGGGCGCATTGGCGAAGTTGCTCGACGCGGGAACAACCGAAGTGGCATCGGAGGCGGAAGCCCTCGAACTTGCCGGCGGGTGGTTGACGAAGCGAATCGAGGGCGACCACGACGCGGACACCGAAGAGGTTCTGTTGGCGGTCCTCGGGCACGACCCGGCCGCGTGGACGTTCGCGGTCACGCCGGCCGTGTACCGGAAGCTCGACGAGTCCGGGTTCCTGAAGTTCACGACCTATCGGTACCGGCTCGCGCCGCGCGCCGGCATGGGGGCGATCCTCGATCGAATCCTGAAGCGCACGATGAAGCCGCGCGTCGGCCGGCCGGCGACCGGCGGGGCGTTCAACTTCCAGGCGTCCGACCTTCAGCTCGGCAAGTCCGACAACGGCGGCTCGGAACTGATCGTCGAACGGTACCTCGACAGTGTCCAGGTGGCCGTCGACAAGCTCGAACGGCTTCGCCGGTTTGCCACGTTGCCGATCGTTCACGTGATGTTCCCTGGCGACTGCATCGAGGGCAATCAGTCGCAGAACGGCCGGAACATGTGGCGAACGGACCTGACCGTGACGGAGCAAACCCGCGTGTTTCGTCATCTCATGTACAAGACCATCGAAGTGTTTGCGCCGCTGGCGGATTCCGTGCTCGTGGACGTCGTCAACGGCAACCACGACGAGGTCCAGCGGTTCCAAACTACGCGGCCGGACGACGGGCACGCGACCGAATCGGCGATCGCGGTCCGCGAAGGGCTCGCGCTGAACGAGGCGGCGTTCGGTCACGTCGAGGTCCGCGTCCCGCCGTTGGATCAGGGACACATGACGGTCCCGGTCGGCGACACGGTGTTCACGATCGCGCATGGGCATCAGTGGCGGCGAGGGCGCGCGATGGAGTGGTGGAGCGGGCAGACGTTCTACCGGCACGCGGCCGGCGCGGCGACGGTGCTCGCGCACGGGCACTTCCATGAAGTCGGCCTCGAACGGCAGGGCGACCGCGTGTCCATCTGCTCGCCGACCTATGACCAGGGGTCGAACTACTTCCGCGAGATGCGGGGCGCGGTGAGTCCGCCGGGTGGTCTCGCGTACGTGACCGACGCCGGCAAGTTCTCGGACCTGACCATCGTCTAAGGGGCGCAATGGCTTTCGATGACAGCAGACAGGCAATCGACAAACAGATCGAGCGTTACCACGAGTTGCGCGAGATGGACGAATGGCTCGCACGCGAGCACGTGAACACGCGAACGGAGCTGACGAACGTTCTCGTCTCGCTTCAGGCGCGGTGCCAGGCGGAGCCGGAGTGGAAGGACTACGTCACGAAGGGACTGCATGGCAAGGCATAGGTGGGCGGAGTACGAAACGCCGTACCGGCACACGGTGAGCGGGATCGCCGAACGTGACCTCGAAGTGTTCTCGCCGGAGTGGTGCGCGGTGGCATTCCGCGAGCCGGCGAGGGCGGCACGGCACGCGCGGACGGGGCCGCTCGAAGACATGGCGCGGATTCTCGCGTGGGCAAACCCGTTCCTCGCGGCCGAACATCGGCGCGCGTGGGGCGCGTACGTGCATCCCGAAGACGCGGCGGCGATCAGGCACGCCCGCGAAGAACTACACGCCGGCCCGCGCTACATCGGGCCGTCTCTCGACTCACTCATGAAGGGCAAGCAATGGATGAACTGTGCGTGCGTTCCGAACTTCCGCCGGAATGGTGCTGGCACTGTCGCGGCCTCGAAGGCGTGAAGGTGACCGATCAGTCGGAGGCCGGCGAATGAAGACGTGGACCGGGCAGTACCTCATGGAAGGCCACACGGTCGGGCGTGGCGCGCGGGACGGCAACACGTCCACGTTCCGGCTCGGCGTCATCGAGCGGCTGATCGAGGACAAGGGCAAGGTCCGCGTCCATTGGCTGTACGAGCGGCGTACGAAGTGGGTCGGCGAACGGCCGGACCGTGAAGCGGTCGAGTACGCGCACGAGGTCGACTCACACGGCACGTGTGACGTGCATTCGCTGTTCCACGTCCAGCTTGCCGGCCTCGACCCGGCGCTGAAGGGCCGGCTGATGCAACACGCGATCAAGTACTCGGTTGCGCTCGCTGGCGACGAGCCGGCCGGCGCACGAAGCGAAGGGACGGCATGACAGACCAGCGACGCGAGTTCACATCGGATCAGCTCGAACAGTGGGTCTATGACCACGAGTACGACTATCAGGCGGAGCCGCCGGACGAGTACGACGGCGCGCAGGCGGCGAAGTGGTACGAGGACCATCCTCGGCCGTCTGACACGTTCCCGCCGTACTACGCCGAAGACTTCGGGCCGACCGTGGCGGCGCTGTGTCGGGAAGTGCTCGAACTGCGCCAGCTCGTCGTCGCGAAGACGCGCATAGACGGGGCGCTGTACCAGACGGCCGCGAAGATCGAGGCCGACGACCTGAAGGCCGCGCGGGCGGACGGCCTCGAAGCCGTGGCGGCGATACTCGGAAAGCGCGGCAAGCCGAAGCGGAACAAGGGGCGCCGGTGAGCCTTCCGCGATACGCGCCGCTGAAGCTCGTCGCGATCGAGTCACCATTCGCCGGGGACCAGGAACGCAACGTCGCGTACGCGCGGGCGGCGTTGCTCGACAGTCTGAAGCGCGGCGAAGCGCCCATAGCGTCGCACCTGCTCTATCCGCAGGTTCTCGACGACGACATGAAGGCCGAACGGATTCAGGGCATGGCGGCGGGCTTCGCGTGGAACCTTCACGCCGACGTCGTGGCCGTGTACTACGACCTCGGCATATCCGACGGGATGCAGGCCGGCATACGCGAAGCGCAACGCGCGGGAACGCCGATCGAGTACCGCGTCCTCGCGGAGTCGAATCCGTGGCGGCATTAGGGCCGGCTTGCACTGAATGCGGACGGGCGGTCACGGCAGGACAAGGCAAGCGCCACCTGTCGTGTTCGCCCGTCTGTACGCGTTGCTTTCTGCCGATCCGGTCCTACGAGCCGCCGGCGCCGGGGCCAACACACGACGTGTGTCCGGGCGGGCGGAAGGCGAAGGCGAAGTGATCGGCGGAACGTGCATCGCGTGGCGGTGCGAGCGGTGCGGCCGCATGTGGATTTACAGGAACACGGAAGAGGGCCGGCGCAATCTGCGATCGGTCCGAAACAGGCACACGCGAAGGGATCACGCGGATGAACAAGGGTGAAGTTCTGGCGAAGGCGTCGGAGTTGGTCGCCGGCCAACGGGCGAAGGACTACGGCGACGCGCGGGAAAATCATCAGCGGATCGCCGACCTGTGGACGGTCGTCCTCGGCCGGAAGGTCGAACCGCACGAGGTCGCCGCGTGCATGGTGGCGCTGAAGCTCGCGCGGCTCGTCGAGACGCCGGATCACGCGGACTCGTGGGTCGACATGGCCGGGTATGCGGGTATCGGCGGCGAGATTGCCACGGAGCCGGACGGCCGCAACCTCGGCCAGAACGTCACGGTTGCGTACGTGGACGAGGCGCGCGCAGTCGACCTCGACCGATTGCCGGGATTCCGGACCCACGACCCGTTCGCGAGCTTCGCGACGTACCCGGTTGCGGGGAAACCAGCGCCGAACGACGGGGCGCGATCCTGAAGGGGAAGACAGTCGGCGAGCTGGCGGCGGACGAGGGTCACGCCGCCGGCGAGGTCGAGACGGTGAGCATCAGCGGGTGGGCCGAACAGTACGTGTACGCGCGGGCGGAAGTGTCGTGTGAATGCGGACTCACGTTCGCGGCGATCGACTCGACAACCAACCCGGCGGACGAGGCCGACTTCCGCGACGTCGTGGACAAGGTCGAGCACACGGCGCGGCACGACCTCGGCCGGCATCAGGCGCAAGTTCTGGGACTACTGAAGGGGAACGGGTGAAACCCGCACATCACGTGAACAAGCTGAATCCGAAGCCGGTCGTTCGGCCGGCGGCGTCTCGGGTGACTTCGCCGGCGCCGTTCCACGCGTACGCGCGCGGTACGTTGCGCGAGCTGGTCGACACGATCGAAGACCCGATCGTGGCGGAGACCACGCACAAGGGCAACTCGAGTTCGTCCGTGATCCACGGGCGCAAGGGGCGGAGCCTCGTGAAGGTCACGATCGAGGTCGCCGACGAGCTGGCCGGCCACGTGACGCTACCTCGGGGGCGCGCGTGATCCTGTGGCAAGTCATCCTCGGCCTCGTGCTGCTCGCGCCGTTCGGGGCCGTGCTGATCCTGCTCTACATCGGCGGATGGATCGAAGCCACGATCGGCACCACATGGCGCGACGAAATGCGGTTCGCGTGGTGGGCGGTTCACGTGCTCGCGCTGTTCGTCGGCGGGCTGGCGCTGTTGCTGAATGGGCTGGGCGTCGAGTGAGGATCGACGCGGGGCGGACGGGCGCGTACCTACTCGGCCTGTCCGTGGGCGGCTTCCCGTATGCGCCGGCGTGGTTGCTGATCCTCGCAGTCGTGGCCGGCGTGGCGCTGATCGAGTGGGACGAGGCGCGCGGGTGAACAGGGCGGAGCGTAGAGCATGGGGGCGCGGACGCCGGGGATGCGAACACACGTGGTTATGGCGACATGACACAGACCGCTCTCAGGGGGTCGTCTGTCAGCACTGCCACCGGGTACCAGACAAGGCGCTACGCGTGAAGCTGGCAGGCGAAGGGGCCAAGTGGTGATCGAGTACGGGATACGCACACGGGACGGGAAGACGCGGAAGCTCGGGGCGATCGAGCGCCGGCACGCCGACAACCTGTGTGCTCGGTTCGCGGATCAGGACGGCCAGCTCGTCGAGCGCGACGTCTCGGAGTGGAGGCCGGCGGCGGCGTCAATCACGCAAGCCATCGAGGCATCGCAGGGGCCGAACGGCGAGCTGACTGACGGTTCACCGGGTGGGTGATCCAACGTGGCTCGCGTGGTCGTGTGCTCACTGCACATGGACAGTGCAAGCCGAAGGGATGAGCGCGACCGTGCCGTCTGCTCGATGGCACCTGGCACGGGCGCACGGCCGCGACGTGAACGCCTCGGAGCTTCACGCACACGGCCAGCACGAGGCACGCGAACGCTTCACACCGAAGCCGAAGCGAAATCGGCGCGGAAAAACGAAGACGGAGGAAAAGACCACGTGAGAGACCTTCACACGTAGACGGGTATGCAACCGTCGTGGGTAGTGACAGAGCTCTATCCACCATCGCTCGACAGAGCTCTGTACGGCACGCTCGCGACCTCGGATCGTTCCCACGGGTACGGACAAGGGGAGGGGCGTCAGCGCCACGGCACGCCGCCAGGGGCGGACACCCCGGCAGGTA